GCAGCGTTCGCAGACTTATTAGATTGTTTGATCCACTTTTGGCGTTCCTCTTCAATTTGTTTTTTAACAATATCATCAAAGAACATTCCTTTATACAGTGTATCAAAGTTAACACCAGGTGCTAATAGATCAATCCTATTTTCTATCGCACGTTGCACGAACATCTCAACCTCTTTCCCAGTAAGGTTGTGATTTTGTTGAAGAGTTTTTAAACCAATCATTAAAGCTTGGTCTCTTTGACTCTCTGTTAATTGTCTGATTTGTTCTTCTTGTTGATCCATCTTTTTAAGAAGTTCTGGATTAGCAGCCATACCTTGTAGTTTGGCTTGTTGTTTATAAGATTCATTAGTTAATAAATCTATAAACGCTTGTTCATCACCATTAAAATTAGAACCACGCATAAGAGTATTCAACAATTTTTTATACTTTGAATTCTCAGCTCGCATTGCTGCAAATGCTCTATTCGCATTTTCATTTTCTAACTGAGTTTGTACATTATTCTGAGTTTCTGTTTCAGTTGCTTTTTCAGATTCAGATGATTCAGATGATTCTGTATTATCTGCTTCTGGTTCTGCAGTTTCCGTTTCAGTTGTTTCAGCATCTGTACTATTGTCTTCTGCAGTTGTTTCAGTTTGAGTGCCTGAGTTAGGGTCAATACCGAATGAACTTAGTAGACCGTCGATATTTTCTGGCATTTATATTCCTCCTATCTTATGTGATTGCCGAGTTCACAGAGGTAGATAGACTACATACCATTTATGGCTGGTAGAAGCCTATGCCTATCTACTTAAAGTATAAGATACAAAAATAAAAAAGTCAATACTTAGTATTGACTTCTCTTTTTACCTTTACCTTTTTTACATGCCATAATCAGCACCTCCTTGTATATCTAAGTTTTCTGGCGCAAAGTCTTGGCCATTAACCCCCATTTGTGCAGCTTGTGGTGTACCAGCTTCCATTGGAAGTGGTTGTTCTATACCAGCTCCAGCAACATTACCCAACATTCCTGGGTTTTGTTCATTTTGTAATGCTTGTGCAACTTGATCTACTGCAGCATTAGGATCCATTCCTGAATCAACAAGGTCTGCAAACATTTCAAGTGTCTTAGCAACTTGTTCAGTAATACGAGTATTACGTTGAATACCCATACGTTTGAATATAAGGTCACTAAATGGTATATCTTGCATTAATAACCACTCTTCAGTAGTAATAATTTCTGGATTTGGTTTGTATTGTGCTTGTTTTTCAAGCAACATATTAGCAGCCATAGATAATCTAGCCTTACTTCTAGGTAGATAAGCTTGAATATCTACATCATATCTAAATCTAATGTCGTCATCGATCTCTGGGAAGTCAAATGTAACTGTTTTTACTTGTTGAGTTATAGGATCTTTGACTGTATAAGTACGTTTATCACCAAATTGTACAAGATTATTAACTACAAGTTCAGTTAAACGTCTAGTATATTGTTCATAAAGTGCAATTTTAGTATTGTCCCTTTGTGTTGTAGCTGCTTGAAGTGAGTCCATACCACCTGTAGTTTGAATTGAACCTGTATCTTTACCAGCATACATAGCATCTATGCCTGAAGCTAGTTGAATATCAGTTCCAATACCTTGTTTTACTGTTAAAAGTTCAGGTGGAAGTTGTGGAAACTCTGCATAATGTACCGCAGCTCTAGCATCTCCGTTAACTGGGAATGTTTTATCAGCATCATTACCATATTTTGCGAATTGTCTTAGATTAATTCCTGATTGTGTATTAACAAATCTTGGTGGACGTTGTGCTTTATAAGCATAAGTTGCATAAATTGAATTAAGTAAGTCATAAGTTATGTAATTTCCAAAGATTTTTGCTGGTTCAGAAGCTCCAACTAAGTCTCCTGCAGGTAAATTACAGTATAATAATGCAAATGGGAACATTCTTGGTTTCAAATCTTGGTTACAATATAGAACATATATGTCATCTAATAGATGGATTTCTGCAATTTTGTAGCCTTCATCAGTATCCGCGGTATAAATTTGATAATAATATGTGATTCTATGATATCCTTTATCATCAACATCCTTTTGTCTACGGTCTGTTTCAGCTGGAATGATGTCATCAGCATGTTGAACATCCAACTTTTCCCCCAAAGCTTTCTTTAATTCTTTAATTCTATCTTTATAAATGTCTTTAGAACAAATAATAGGTAGTGCAAAGTCGTCAAAATAATAACAAAATTCTGCATTATCAAATTCATCAGCGTATGGATCACGTCTAAATTTCATTGGGTCTACATTTTTGAAGATAATATCTCCTTTATACCAATAATTTTTAGTTCCACCTATGATTTTTTCATTCCATCCAACCATAGTTATACCTAAATTAAGTAGTGCTGCACGCTCTCCAGCTAATAATTGATAGTACTCTGCTCTTATATTATCCCAAATTGTACTCATAGCAGCATTAAATTCAACACAAAGTTGAATATCATCTTGAGATTTTGGAGTTAAAGTACCGTATCTACCTGTTGTATATATAGATGCAACAAGATTATCCTTGATATAGTTAACCCAGTTTGTGTCTGGTGTTAGTTGATAGTGTGGAAATTTAGCTCTAATTACATCCCAAACTCTACCTCTATCTGCCCCGTCTAATATACGCATTCTCGCATTTACTTTATTGTAATGTGAGTTAGTGTCTTTAATTCTTTTTTGAACATCTGATAATTTTAATGAATCAGGTAGTAAATATTCTCCATAAATATCTTTGTTTTTATTTGTCATACTCTATCACTACCTCCCATAATATCAGAGATTTCTTCATTAATGTCTTGTAATGCTTTACCCATTTCATCATATGTTTTATCTTCATCTTGTTGTTTTGTGTCATCCATAACTTTAGACATATCAATCATTTCATTCTCAGGAACTTTTTCATAAACATTTTTATGAATGTGATTGAATGTAAATGTGATTGTCTTTCTAGTTAAGGCGCGCCAAACGATCATACCAAGCGCAAGACCTGTAATGAAAAATATTAAATTATCCATATAAATCTCCTCCTTCTATTCCAAATGCTGAATCGAGCTCTTCAACTTCTGGATCTCCTAATTGCCATCCCCCGTAATTCTGTTTCTTTATTTTTTCTTCGATACTTCTTCCTTTAGCATCATACGCATCTAAATATAAACGTTTAGGATCTGCAGGAAGTTCCATGACTATCCATTCAAGTGCACAGATAGAGTGATCGTTCTTATCAACAGGCTCATCTTTTGCATTAGTCTTGTCATCCAATGAACGTGGTTTGAATTTATAATCTTTAAGTTCCTTAATAAGATATGTACAACAATCAAAGATTTCAATTCTACCTTGCTCAAAGTAGTCACTCAATCTAAACAATCTTGCTTCTTTATTAACATACCCTGGTTGAAAACTAACTCCATATTCTTGATAGTGGGTAATAAGATCTTTCTTATCATAATCTCTCTTATTATTTTTAGGGTCAATAATTGGAGTTGTGTACCATTGTCCAATCTGAACATCTTTAGCTTCTGCTTTAAATAAATCCGCAAGATCTTGAACAGACGTGTCATTAGTTCTTACGTCTTTATATATAACTAGTTTTCCACGTTCTTGATCAATGTAACCAAACAAGAATGTAGATGGATCTTGAAGACCGTAGTCATGTGCTGCAATAACCTTCCACTTAGGTAGTAATTTAAAATCCTTAGGCGTAGGCACAATACAGTTTGCATAACTTGGATAAACAAGACCTTCAGCAAATTGAAAGCTTCCATAAATAAATCTTTTAATCCACCAATCTGGTTTACCTTTTGAGTTAACTTCAATATAGTCATCAGGTAAAAACGTATTAACATCTGTAGATGCTACATGTGTTGAAATATTAGGATCAATATCTGTCTCAATCTGTTCATACTTCTCATTACAAAATCTTCCATGCTGAATAATGTCATCAGATACAAGTAATACATCAGACCTAATCCATCCAGAGTCTGGGTTGGATTCACAGATTAACTTACGCCAATCCCAAGTAGTGTGTGTATTAGGATCATACAGTGAAGCAGCTTTATTACGTAAACGTGTCTTCAACTGATGGAATGCTTCAGCTTGGATCTCTGATGCTTCAAGCATAATAACTAAAGAATAGTTGTTAGACCTTAGTTTGTCTGGATCATCGAATGGACGTAACATAAGACGAGCATCATTAATGAAATCTAAATATTGTTTTTGAACATTTCGATTCTTTAAAAATGCTTCTGGAAAACTCTTTTCAAAGTCACGGAGTATAGTTTGTTCATACTGAGAACTAACATTAGCACCAACTAAGATGTTGGCATTCGGTGTAATAAAAATATGTTTCTCTAGTTCTTTCTCAGATGTTTTAGTTTTACCTGTTCCGTAAGATCCAAAGTTTCCAATGATTCTATGTGTGTCATTGTGAACACTAGCTTGATGCTCCATAGGATGATATGTATCTACGTATGTATTACAGACCTTATTAGAACACTCTAGCCAATCTGTAGATGGCGCACCTGAAATAGATGTAGTTTGTTTTAATACAGATCCGCATCTTGGGCACCTCATCTACTCACCTTCTTTAATTTTCTTTCTAGCTTCCTTAACAATTTTGTTCTTAGATCTTCTTTGTTCTCTATTTAACTTATTGAACTTTTCGTTAATTAATTCTTCTTCTGCTCTTTGAATAGCTTCAGTAGTTAAATCTGGTCTAAGTTCAAACTCAGGTGCGTATAACTCTAAAATAGAAGACGCAGCTTCGTTATATGCTTGGTAAATTTGTTTCTTAACTGCAACAAACTTTGCTGATTCTTCTTTAGTAGGTTTCTCAGATAATTGTCCAGCAGCTGCAATAGTATAACTATTCAATACATGTAGTGTAGCTGTAGATAATAACTGAAGTGCTTCTGTAAAAGTTGTTTGAGGTGTAACTAAAACATTGGCTTTATCACCTTCTGCAAGCATAACAGCAATAGCTTTGTCGTCTTTAGTTAATTCTATTTTCATGTTTGTTCCTCCTTTAGGTTAAGTATAACACATAAAAAAGAGAGACGCAATACGCATCTCTCACTCTCCCAAGCATGGAAGAACCAACAGATTTGTCAGTAGTTGTGTTACTGACATATTAATTATAAACCTTACCGAAAGGATAAGTCAAGGTCTATTTAGGACTGTTGTCATCTCCACCTTGGTCTTCATCAGATTCTTCTTGTATAAAATTTTCCCAATCACCAACTGTAGTTGAAAGACCAGCACACATATCAGCAGCGCCTTTTTGGTTATAAGTGCTGACTAGTATCATATTACTGTCATCAACTGCAGGAGTGATCATAAGTTTGAAATCACCTGCAGCATCGTATTGGTAGTAAACAGTAACAAAACTTTGATTTGCTTTGGCGGCTTCATACACAGGCCATGATTCTGCTATTAGATAATTCTTATTTGAATCTTTAAGTGTAATGGCAGTACCACCTGCAACCCACTCTCCTGTTTTTGGTACTTTTACTTTATGTGCAAGACGAATCCATAATGTGTTGTCCTTTTTGTTAAAGAACAAAGCATCAGGTTGATTCATAGGTATACCTCCTTTCTAGGATAAGTATAACAAGCAGGGGCATGTTTTTCAAGATAGTGAACGAAATGTGAAAATATTAATAGCACACACACAAGTATGTATATAGGATATGAAGGACATGGATCCTTGGCTCTAGTTTCAAACCCTACCCAGGGTGATGAGAATGTATTTTTAAAACAGTTATACTTGTCTTGGTATTTCAACGTGATGACCTTCCACTTAATTATTAACAAGGTCGCAGAGCTCCCAACGAAGTAATAGTCCCGCCAGTAGTTAGAGTTTACATTTTGTTGACGCGTGTGTCGAGAACTTTACATTTTTGGTGAACCTTTTTGGGAACAAAAAGCGTTCCGTCTCTCTTAAAACTTTTTTTTGTAATTTAAAATTTTTTTTGCGATTATTAATTTTGATACAATATTTGTTCTTAAATCAAAAAATTCCAAATTCAGGAACAGAAACTGTATCAATTTTCCACATCGCTTATAAATTTACTTTTCCCAAAAAAGAAAAATATGAATTTTTTGGGAACACTTTTTGTTCTCACTCTACTTTACATTCTCATCACTCATTTTGATACAGTTTTTGTTCTCAACCCACCTTCACTTCGCTGGCACTCGAAGAAGAATCTGGGCGCAAATGCATTAGAGCAGCCATCGAAGTGAAGTGCGCCAAGACTGCAGAATGACACTGTATGTGTAGAGCGTTAGGTGAGCCCTGGTTTTTTACCCGGAGATGACCCGTTACTAGCCATGTAAAACCCGGAGTCATTCTACATTCTTGACACAGCGTCAACTAAGACAACACACTGTGTTTTCTTAGAATCTTTCCGGAAATCATTTCCTTACGAAATAATTTCCGTTGGAACCATTCCTAGGTTCCAAACCTCCACGGACCAACGTTTCGCCGTTGGATCACGCCCAGCTTTTCCCAGCTGGATCAAGGGCGGCTCTGGCGAAACCCATCCGCCAAACCAATTTAGCCACTGGCGAAATTGATTCGTCGGTGTCACAGCAATTCCATCCACAAATTAGGCCCATTGCATCCCCTAACCGCCAATCGGCGCAATGGGACCCGCCTAATTTGTTACAACAAAGTGCCACTTTTTTATATTGTGTCACGCATGTAAACAGCATTTTTTTGGCGTCAATAATCGTCGTCTACTCATTACAAAACACTAATACCGTCATCCAGTGGTCGTGTCCTAGTTATTGTCGCCAAAACTTCGGGGATTTGCAATTACTTCGTAATTACTACATCCCAAATGCTATTGACATGTGTGTTATGTGATTGGTGTAAGTGGCACTTGAAGATATTAGTAGTTTCGTATCTTTAATTTTAGTGAACTTACAAGGAGGTTATTATGAAAGATTTAGAAACTAAGAAAACCAGAAGTTATAAGGAGGCAGTAGTGAACATTGGCGTTATCAATGAGTTCAGAGTTTATTACAACAGAAAGGTTAGTAATTATAATTATCTTAACAGATTATTTGATGGTGATGATGGTTATATGTATTATCTAACTAATGATGATATTGAAGCAATGTTGAGTAAAGCTACACCTGAAGATATCAACAGAGTTAAAGATGCTATTAAACCAATTTATAATGATTATCTTGATAAACTTTTCAAGGATGTATTTCCATTAATGGAAGTTGTTTCTGGTTTAAATAATTTAGACGAGGATTAAAATCCTCGTCTTTTTTTATGCACTAGAGGTAATCATTATAAATTGTTTAGAGGGGAACGAGTTGAGTAATAGTCCCCTACGGTTGAAAGTAAAGAGATTGAACACCCGAAAAACGAAAGAGATAAAGAGAGGTATATCACAACCACAAAATTAGTGCTATCAAGACTCGTTCGTCCAGTAGGGCGCTCCAATCTTGACAGCATTTTGTGCTTGTGATATAGCAAAATCAAATTAAATGAAAGGAGTATAAATATGAGTTTGACATATGGATATGGCATTATAGGTTCTACAGTATATGTAATATATACTAATGATGGACCTTATGATACTTTTGAAACTTACGAATTAGCAAAAGAATTTGCAGAAAAAATATATTGTTTAAAAGATTATAAGATTGCGGCAGAAAGAATATTCGTTAAGTAAATCTTAATCTTAATCTTAAGCTTATCTCTTTGAACTTCGGCTAGCGAAGTTCTTAGTTATATAAGAATTAGTTTATTGTAATTTAAAAAAAAGAAAGGAATGATGAAAATGAAAATAACAGTAAACAAACCAATTCTAGGTAAAAGAGATGTAGTAGTCCTAGACGCTACAAAGAAAGGAACTGATAGTAGATTTACAATTACATTAAGAATGAAAGTTGTAGATTCTGACAGAGAGTTCAGTAATGTTATATTCTACGATGCAGAAAACACAGCAAGAAGTAATGTATTACCTGCAATCTTATGTGCATTAGCAGAACAAACAGATTTACCATTAAGTAAATTTAGAACTGAAGAAGATGAATCATATAGTTATGATATCGATAAAGTTTTAAATCATATTAAAGGTAAACAAATCACAGTTGTTAGAACAGCTGTAACTTCAGAAAGAAATGGTGAAACTTATTACAATGTAAGTTATAGACCAGAAGCTGAAGAAGAAGAAGTAGAGTTATAATACTCTGCTTCTTCAAATAATATTGAAGGAGTTTAAAAATGAAAATAATCAGTGAAGTAAAATTATCTAATGAACAGATAAAGAATTACAGGGGTAAAGGTTATGAAGTTTATTATGGATATGAAAATCCAGTAATTAAAAACGGTGAATCTGTAGGATTCATTTTAGATACTATGTATAAAAGCACAATTGATAAAATTGTATCTTTATTGTATAGAAAAAACAAAAGTAAAATTACAATTTTATATGAAGATAAACAATACAGTTTAATGATTCCAGAAGATTGGGAACAGAAATATTATGACCAATCTCAACATAAATGGATTAAGATACAACATCCAATACTTGAAGCATATTTAGGAAAACGAGCAGAATACTTTGAAGAATTAGCATTGAAGAAGGCTAAAGATTCTACAAGTATAATGCTAGAATATTTTAAACAAGAAATACCAAATGATTTAGAACAATTTTTAAGAGCATTTGCACCATTATATGATATTGATGTAGATTATGAATCAACAGATAACATGCTTAGAGCGTATGCAAATATAAAGTTTTATATAGATAATGGAATTGAATATTCTAGAGATATAATTGGACAAGAACCTGGAGAAGGTAACCCATTTGAAGTAATATCTTTTGGAGATGATACATATCTTGAAGATTATATTTATAAAGAATCATATAGTTTATAGTCAGTGCAGCCACTGCTCATGGCTGCTTGATTGTATGTATTAAATATGATATACTGAAATAGAGGAGGCTATTATGGTTCACATTATTTCCAACAAGAGATACGATACTTTAATAGAAGCTGAAAAGAAAATTAAAAAAGCAGATAATGAAGTAAAAAGAAAAGAATTTGCAATACAAAAGAAACAAAATAAGTTAAATAAAATAGATAAAGCAATCAAGAAAATAGAACCTGATGCAAAGAAAGAAGAATTAAAACAGGTTGTAGAAAAAGTTCAAGATATAATAGAGAAGTAAATTAATAAGCTGCTTATGCAGCCTAAAGCATACTATAATCTTTCGTATAATCCTCCGATTATATTCTGGTTTTCAAAGAACAGTTTCGATAGTATGCTTCAGGGTGCATAAACTAGAAGCTATGCACTCTCAATGTTATATCATTTGTCGGGTTACACATTAAGTGTAGCCTAGAGAATACTTGTCACTAAACCCCAAAGTATTTTCTAGAGTATACTTAATGTATACTGTAATCTATTAGCAGCTTCAAAGCTAGTTAATAGATTTATATTACATTAGATAGCGTGTATTATGTAATGCCTAAAAGTCTTTTCATATAACTGCTAGTTATATAATACACTATTGGCAGTAGCAGCTGTGTTCTAGATACTTTAGAACCGTGAATTGCATACAAGGTGTATGTAGCATAAAGGTTGACCCGAATGCCTTGAGTATCCAAGATTATCACGACGCTCAACATTGGCGAATATACAATGGAGGTAATATTAAATCGATTCAATCGTAATACATTGTTGTTGTTGCTATCGCACAACAATGTGTGTATTAGGTATTAACAATGTGTCCCGAGCATTGATTAATATAGATATATCTATATGATATGATGAAAGGAGAAGAGCCAAATGGCAAAAGCAAAAGTTTTAGATGACAAAGTAGTCATCACATCAGAAGTTTTAACTAATGAAAACATTGAAAGGGTAAGCATTTTAAAACCATCTGTATTAATTCTAAAAGATGAAGAATCAGATAAAGTTTTATATGAAGTTGCAACAGGTGATTGTAATTCTATTACAACTTACGGTGCAATCTTCAAAGATGGCAAAGCAATAGCAGGATTAGCAGTTGATGCTGATACTGAAGAAGCTAAGAAAGCTAAAATGAAAACAATCATTACTAGCATCTTAGTTAAAATAAATGCTATCGAAGAACAAGTAAAAGAATATGTAGAATCAGCAGACGAAATCGAAGCAGATGTTGAATTCTTAGACTAATAAGGAGGACAAATGATAAGAGTTATAGTAGGAACAACTACACAAAGAGTTGAAAAGAACTATGCTCCTGCAACTTCATTAAGAGAAATCTTAGAAGATAATGCAGTAGATTATTCTATTGCTCAAGTAATGTTAGACGGGGCTACATTACAAGCAGGAGATATGGATAAAACATTATCTGACATGAATGTTACTGAAAAATGTATGTTAATTGCAGTTGTTAAAGCTAACAATGCTTAGTTAAAACAGCAAATTTTAGGGAGAGTAAATCTATACTTTCCCTTTTTTGCTGGTGGAAAGGTCGTGAAAATATATGTTACAGATTAATGCTCGTAGCAATAAATATTCTCAAATATATAATTGGAACTTTAAAAGCTTTTCAAGCATTGAACAAAGCTTTAATAGATATTTAAATTTCCAAGGTTATAATAGATACATAAGTTATGATAACATTGCTTATGCAGATTTACCTATTAGAATGATGGAAAGAGATTTAAAATTAAATTTCTTTAGAGTGCCAACAGATATAGATGAGGATCAAAAAGAAGTTATTAAAACTTATTTAAGTAATAGTTTTAATAATTTAAATGAAAAGAATATACACATTATTAAAGGTTTATTAGAAACTAATGAACAAATAGACACAGAGTCTTATGATTTTATTGATAAAGATTTATTCACAGAATTAGATGATGATGCAATTAAATCTTTATTTAATAAATGTGCAGAACAAGTAGGTGCTAGAGAAAGTGATAGACAAAACACAACTATCGTTCAAAGATATCATGTGTTTAAATCTAAAGCAAAGCACATACTATTAATATTATCTTCTTATCCAGATACAGAACAAGCATCTGATTTCTTTCTTGCTTATGGTTTATTACCAGTATTATATCCAGATATTAAGGAAGAACTAGATCCACTTGAATTGGATTTCTTTAAATGTTTAGTTCAAAGAAGTCAAGTAAAAAGAATATCTAATGTTGCACCACAAAATGCATTCATGGCATTAGAATCATTACAAAAATATGAAGATAAAATTAAAGTTATTAAGTATAAAACTTTATTTACTAAACTTGCAGAATCTAGAGGACAAATAGCAAGAAATAAAGTAAGAGAAACACAAAATTGTATTGATGATTGCTTAAGAAATTATGATCATTATTTAAAAGAACTACAAGAAGCATCTATATTAGTAGACAAATATGATTCAGAGAAAGAAGAAATAATACATGAGTTTGAAATAGCAGCAACTACAGATGGAGTATATGATATTAACCCAACAGGTAATGGTGCTGAATTAACATTCAAAGTTCCAATAAGTTTCTTCGATACTGAAGAAGCAGAATTACAATTAAAACGTAGACCAGATTGTTTAGCTAAAGATTTATTAATTAAATTATTTGTAGAAGAAGATGCTAAACTTTGGGTAGCAACACAAGCTGTATTTGATTTTACAAATAACTTTAGAGATATGGGTTCAGTAAATGAGTATTGGTTAATGGATCATAACTTAATGTTTAATCCTCATTTACAATTCTACCATTGTTTAGGTGATTACAAACCACAACTAATTAAAGCAATGCGTGAAGGAGATTTATTAATGTTTATTAATATAGCCTTAGCATCAAGTAAAACAATTAACTTTAAAGATGGTGCTGTTATTGGTAGATGGTTTGATTGGTTAAATATGGAAATAGAAGAAGGCCATAGTTGGTATACAAAATGCAAATGTATATGCAAAGATGATAAATGGTATTCAATTAAAGAATATTTAACAGGAGAAACAGAAGAAGAAACAACAGAAGAACCTGTAGAATTAGAGGTGAATGAGTTATAATGAAAAAACAATTAATTAATTTAGACCCTGTAAGAGAACAAGTTAAACAAAAACTATTAGAAAAATATGATACTTCTACATTTATGAATACAACTAAAGTAGAATTAAAAGTAGATGTAGCAGATATATTAGATGAATTTATTGAACAACAAAATATAATAGAACCAACAATATGTATTACAACTAAAGCATATATTAAAATGCGTTTGTTAGTTGATAAGTTTGATAAAGAAATAGGTTGGTATGGTATTGTTAATCAAATGCCAGGATTAGAAAATACATATGTTATAGAAGACATAGTTGTATATCCTCAAACAGTATCTGGTGCAACTTGTGAACAAGATGAAGATAGAATGTTTGAATTTGAAATGAGATTAACAACAGACCAAGTAAATCATAAAAGATTTCATGGACACTCACACGTTAATATGGCAACAAATCCATCAGGTGTAGATGAAAACTTTTATCAAGAATTATTATCACAAGTTACAGATTTCTTTATCATAACAATAACTAATAAACGTAATGAATATACTACTAGATTTTATGATGTAGCAAACAATATATTATATACTGATGTAGAAATACATTTAATAGATGACAACGGAAACATGATGAGTAATTGGTATGATGAACAAATAGAAAATAATATTAGTAAACCTACACCAACAATTGCTAATACAAGTGCAACAAAACTAGACCCATACAATGGAAGAACTTTACTTGATAATGATTATCGTAAATACGATCCTTATGCTTATATGGAATATGAAGATATGTATGATGATAATGATTGGTGGGATAATTTATATCACAAAGAAAAGGAGAGAAATAAATATGGATCTAAAAAGAAAAAGGGCAGAATGTAATGCTGCTATTATAGGAGATATCTTATACATTGAAGCACCTAAAAATAAATTCATACCAGCATATGTTTATTATTTATTAGAAAGCAAACAATGTAATAAAGTAGTATTCAAAAACTCTAGTAAGATGTATAATAAAAATGATTTAAAAGGAAAGGAAGATTGGAAAGATGTTAAGTAGAAAGTTTATAAAAGATTTTAAAGAAGAAAAAGTAATAGTAAACTATGATAAAGATAGTGGTAAAGAACACGGTAGTGTTCTAGTAACAGGTAGTAAAGCTGCAATACTTACAGCACTAGCAACAGTTATGCATAGTTTATTAAAGACAAAAGAATTTACATTAATAGATTTAAAAGAACTAGTTCACATTGTTGAGGTGGCTGAAAATGAATCTAAGTAAATCTTTAGAATACTTTGACCCAATTAATGACGTAACTGCACCTGTTCATGTTATAGGTGTAGGAGCTATGGGTTCAAGAATAGTAGAATTATTAGTGCGTTTAGGTATACCTAAGATTCATATCTGGGATATGGATATAGTTGAAGATAAAAATATAACTAATCAATTATATTTTGGAACACAAATAGGTATGAAAAAGACTGAAGCATTAACAGAAATAATTCATATGATCAATCCAACATGTGAAGTAAAACAACACGGTGAATATAAAGATCAATCTTTAGCAGGTTATGTATTTTTATGTGTAGATAGTATAGAACTAAGACATAACATCGCTAACATGCATAAAGATAATCCAAAGATTAAAGGTATGTTTGATACAAGAATGAGATTAGAAGATGCACAAAGTTATGCTGCAGATTGGACAGATGATACTCAAAAGAAAACATTTATTAGTTCAATGGAGTTTACAGATGATGAAGCTAAAGATGCTACTCCCGTGTCTGCTTGTGGCACGACACTGTCAGTAGCCAGCACAGTTGTATCAACAGCTGCATTTACTGTATCTAATTTTATGAATCTAATTAGAAATAATAAATGTAAAACAATGATATTCACAGATGCTTTTAAGCATACTGTTGTAACACTTTAATAATAGTATTAAACTTTAACAAGTTTGCTTTCATCTATAAAGAGAAAGTTCCACGAAGTTAGGATGAGAAGATGAAAACTGTAGAAGTTACATCAGCGATGCACTGCCAGCTAAGCTTGCAATTGCTGCATTCAGACGTCTCACCTTCTAGAAGACCCACTCAGGATACGACATGGCAACAGCAATCATACTCCGAATCCTTGAGTCTCGGCCCGATCCATCCTCCATTCATATTTTAAAGTATTATTAAAGAATAAAAAGAAAGGAGAAAGAAAATGTATATCACAAGTATAAAAAGAAATACTGGGCCAGGTAATAATAGAGCCCAATTAAATTTAATTGATAGTTTATTTGGTGAATACCAAGAACCTGATGTTATAGTAGATGCAGGTTCTTTTATTAGAACTATAACTAGAACAGCTATGAATCATGAGCTTGAAGTTCCTGAAAATTATTTTAAAAATGTTAGATATGTTAACGCTTATTTAAAACAATTTTTAGAAGAACATGACATACCAGAAATGTATTATGAATTTAAAATACCTAAAAAATCTGGTGGACTTAGAACTATTGATGCACCTAATGATGAATTGAAAACAGCAATGACTGAAGTAACAAACATGTTACGTAATAAATTCAAATTAAATACACATGATTCAGCATTTGCGTATGTAAAAAATAGAAGTGTAGTAGACGCTGTTAAAGAACATAATAAGAATGATTCAAGATGGTTTTTAAAAATTGATTTACATAATTTTTTTGGAAGTTGTAATAAAGAATTTATTATTAATCAGCTTTCACAAATTTATCCATTTGCACAACAAGCTAATACACAAGAAACACATTCAATGTTAGAAAGATTAGCAGAGTTTGCAACATTAAATGATGGTTTACCACAAGGAACACCATTATCTCCAGCATTAACTAACTGGTTAATGATTCCTTATGATTATAAAATAAATTTATTATTAAATAATTTAGTTAAACAAAATAAAATTTTAAAACAAAGATATATTTATACAAGATATGCAGATGATATTATTATATCTGCAAAAGAAAAGTTTGATTATAATATTATAGTTGAACATATTAAAAATCTATTTATGAACAGTCCATTAGAATTAAATGAAACTAAAACTAGATTCGGTTCTAATGCAGGACGTAATTGGAACTTAGGTATCATGTTAAATAAAGACAATAAGTTAACAGTTGGTCATAAAAGAAAAAGATATATCAAAGACAATGTATATTATTTTATCAAGTTTAAAGAAACTTGGGATAAAGAACAATGTCGTTGGTTATTAGGTAACCTAGCATGGTTACAAAATGTTGAACCAGATTATTATAATGGTTTATTAAACTATTATTATAATAAATTTAATATCAATGTAGTTAAAGAACTACAAAAGATTATTAAAAAATAAAAGACACTAGCATATTTGTATAAATTATGATACAATATTTGTATCAGATGGATACAGCTATAAGCTAATAAGCTATAGTGTCCCACCAATGGGGCATCACGAATATCCCGCCATGCCACCACAGAATTTCCGCAGAACGTGCTGAAATTCTGTGGACGCTCGGCAGATACTCTTTATTTTAGTAGTGTCCCTCTGTAGTATAGGAGGAATTATGCAAGAAAAATTATTAAGTAAGTCAGGGTTTGAAAGGAGAGCAGACGAAATACGATTCTGTATTTTTGTGGAGAACTTGTTGATAAAGTATAACAGAAGTGTTGAAGTCTTAGACTTAATGGGAATGTTTAGTCAATTAGCAGGTGTTACACCAACACTAATTAATAAATTAATTCAACAAGTATATATAAAAGACAGAGCTTTAATACCAAGTAAAGAAGAAATGTTAATTGTATTAAAGAAAAAGAATTTATCTATGAGACAAATAAGAGATAAAGCAGGAATACATCCTAACACACAATATAGATTGTATAGAGAAATGCAAAATAACAAAGACCAAATACCTGATATTAAACCTAGATTAAATGATGAAGAATATATAACTATTATAAAATTCATGGAACAAATTGAAAAATTCAAGGAGATATAATATGGCTAGTAGAATTATAGATATAGATTTTAGACAAGGTGAAACAGATTTAATAGATTTACAAAACAGTTTCAATGATATCGGACAAGA